GGGCTGTTTCATTGCGGATGTTGTCCAGGATGCCGAAGGTGAAAGCAGCACGCAGGTCACCAGCCACTTCCCCTGTCAGGCTCACACCAAAGCGACGGCTGCCTGCGATGAGCGCGGCAGATGCCTGGGTGTAGAGCTGCGCCGGGTTGAGTGCCCCCAGCAGGGTGTGCATCACAGCAGCCTTGACAGCGGTGACCGGGTTGGAGTGCTTCAGATACTGGAGGGACTGGTAACTACCGTTCCCCTGGAAGCCCAGCTTGCGCACACCGGTGAGCATCCAGTCGTGCAGGTACTGAATGGCCGCCTGCATCCTGGTTTCCTCCACCTCTGGGATACCGTTCCACTCCTTGATTTGCTGACGCATCCTTTGCAGGGCTTTGCCCACTGCGTTGTCCGGCAGGGCTGTGCTCTCAAACCCGGTGATACGCACAGACGGCAAGCGCTCCTGCACAGTGTTAAGCCAGCGTTTCTCCTGAGCCAGCCTCATCTCATTACGGGAGTAGAGAGTACCGACGTGGGCGGTCTGGCGTTGGAACGCCTCCAGTGCCCCGACACGTGCCATGCGCTCCCCATCCAGCCCGTAGAGCAGGTCATTCTGGCTACGCATCCCTGTGTACATACCACCACTAGCCCCCAGCCCCTTCTCGATGCGCTCCATCGCTCCTACCTCTGTTGCCCCACCTATAGTGAAGCGAGCAGCGGCCTGTTCGTAGGTGACGTCAGGGTTGCCAGCAATGTACTTGGCTATCTGCTCATCGCGGAAGCGCTGTGCATCCATCAGTGAGTTGAAGCCACGTAGGGCCATAGTGCCCTCGGCGCCTGGTTCCCCCGGCTTGTTGATGCGCACACCCATCTTCACCATGTACTCAATCTTGTTCATCTTGGGCACATAGCCGTGCTTGTAGTGCAGCAGCTGGGCAGGCAGGTCACGTATGGCGGGCTCTTTGACCAGCACGAAGTCTACGTGGGTGCCCACCTCATCCCCCAGACCACCACCTGTGGTGTTGTAGGACTGGCGGGTGTTCACCAGCTTGTAGCCCTTGTCGTACTTCTGGGTGAGCAGGTCCTCAGAGAAGTCCACAATCTCCCGAGTCTCCGCATCGAAGATGGCGTAGCCTGGCTTCTGGCGCATAGCAGCAGCGGCGGCATTGCGGTCCTCATACGGCCTGCCCAGGGTGAGGTCATCCCCGATACGGATTTCACGCAGGCCGTTCAGTTCAGCCTGGCGGCGCATGGCGTGGTTCTCCACCTGGTACATGGCATCCGCGAACATCCGGGCGCGGTAGTAGGCGGTCACCTCGGCTGGGCTGGTCAGTCTGACTTTGCCCTTGTGCCCTGGTATGTCGAACCCGTCAGCCAGTTCCTGCGGTGTGAAGGTGCGGCCCTTGATGGCCGAACTCTCGTTGATGTACTCGTCCCCGTGCAGCAGCACAGCGTCCAGACGGGCGCGTGCTTTGGTGTTGGTGAACCCCTTCAGCGGCTCCACTGTCCACCTGAGGAAGTCGTCAGCGAAAGACTGCGCCCCAGCCCCTATGTCTGAGGAGATGATGGAGTCAGTGACAGCCTCGTTGAAGTCGAAGGCTGCATCGCCCTTGGCCCAGTTGGTGGGGGCCGTGACGTAGGACTTGGCCAGGTTCTCAGTGAGGGCATCAGCCGTGGCATCGTAGGTGCCGGTGATGTCGTTCAGGGTGAACTTCACCTTGCCGGTAATCTTCTGGTACTGCGGGGTGGCCGCAGCTACCTGTACCTGTGCTTGCCCCTCTGTAATCCCGCGCAGGCGGGCTTCTTCAGCAGCCGCCCGTGCCTTCACCTTCTGACTGGCAGAAGCAGTAGGTGTGCCCAGTTCTACGCCGTTAGCCTTGCTGATTGCTGACACCACATCGTCGTACAGCTTGCCCGACAGGGAGACGTAGGTTTCACCCTTGGATTTGTTCACAGCACCCTGTGGGAGGCCAGCATCCTTGAGGGCCTGACGGATAACCACGGGGTCACCCTGGATGAGGGTGGACCCGGCCTTGGTCTTGGTGACTCTGGTGTTGGCGACAATGGAGTCAGCCACTGCTGTGTCACCGGGGGCATCCTCTGGTACAGCGCGCACAGGGGTGGTGCTCACGACGGGCTCATCCCCACGGCGCAGGGTGTACTCGTAGGTGAACCCCTCATCCGCCTCATCCACTACCCGCAGGTTCTCCATCTGGACGTTCTGGGTAAGGTAGTCCTCCCCCTTGCGTTCCATCCTGGACATGAAGTTGCCTACGGCCATCTTGCGGTCAGTGTCCTTGAGGGCACCCACTTGCAGCAGGTTGCGCTCAGTGGTCATGGAGCGGGAGAAGCCCAGAGCTCTCTGCATGTCAATGTCCAGCTGCTTGGCCATGGCCGCAGACATACCCTCTGTCACCCCTGACATCCACTTGCTGGTCTCTACTGGGAGGGCAGCCATAGCTGCATCAGCCTGGGAGATGTTCATGCTCTCAGCTAGCTCGGGGTCACGCAGTGCTGTGGTGGCGTGGGTAGCCGCCGCAGTCTCGTCACCGGCCTGCTTGGCCAGGTTCACCGGGTTGTTTTTGCGTACGGCTTCCTCAGTGGCTGCCTTGAGTACACGACCCACGGCCACTTGGTCCCCAGCAGTCATCTTGCCCAGCTTGCCCAACATACCCACGGCCTTACCGGCGGGGAGGTCCAGGGTGGACAGACCCACGTCTATGATGCGGTTACCTGCGATGGTCTCTCCGGCGTCCGGGGCCAGAAAGGACGAAAGCAGGCCGATAGCCTGCGTGATGTTGCCTTCAGATTCCAACCCCAGGAACGATGTCTTGGTGGACTCCTTGATGAGCTCCACAATGCGGGGGAACACCATCTCCTTGGTGGCTGCATCCAGTGCCTGGAAGTTGAGGGCGATGGATTCCAGGTCTGGGCCAGCCAGACGTGCCAGCTGCGGGTCCTCATTGATGAGGTCAGCTGCGTCGGAGGTATCCTTGGTCAAGGCCAGGGGGATAGCCATACCGGCAAAGTCCCCCGCCGTAGCCATCCAGCCCTGTGATTCTGCCAAGTCCTGGAGGACGTTGTATGCCTTCATATTAAAGGCCACCTCATCCCGGAGGGTGGATGTAGCGCGGGGAGCTGCCTGTTCCACATACGCCTGCTCACTGGCTGCTGGGCTGGTTGACCGGGCAGCAATGCGCTGACCTTCAACGTAGGCTGTGTTGGCGATGTCCTGGGCCACGGTGCCGGGGGTACGCAGCTCCGTGTTCACGTACTCGTGCAGCTCAGCCTGCTGCTGCATGTAGTGGGCATCAGTAGCTTCCTGGCGCTTGCCCCGCGTATCCTCACTCATCAGCACCTGGTGCAGGACAGCCGGGTCTCCTGGGACACCGGCAATCATGGCTGCCTGACCGGCCATAGCCCTGTCGTGCTTACCGCTGGTCTGAGTAACAGAGCCATTGTCCATGGCCATGACGTCAAACACGGCATCCCCTGTGCCCGGTTGGTTCTGTTGGTCCCCTTCTTCAGGGAGAGTACCGTCGAAATCTTCCAGAGTCAGAGCCATTATTTCCCCCCCTTGCCTATGCCAGAGAAGTTAGAGAGGCCCCTATTGGTAGAGGCATTGCCAAACACCCCAGCCAGCTGGGACAGGTCAGTGAACGTATTGCCCTGTGCCTGTTGCATGAACGCGCTCTGCTGGTTCTGTGATGCAGCTATGCCGGTGGCCGCACCGAATTGGGTGTTGGATGAGCCGATGGCAGTGGCCATATCCACACTCATAGCACTGGCGGCACCTGCTGCACCACTGGACTCAAACCCACCACCCGATGCGTAACCCGCCTGGATAGCCCGTGCCCTCATCACCCGGGCCTGTGCGATGCTCTGGCGTATACTGCGCTGACGCTCCAGGGCCTGTTGCCTGTTGGCTATGTCACGCTGTTTGCGCTCCTCATTGGCAGCCTGGCGCATGGCCTTCTGCTGCTTCTTCTGCCCGACAAAGCCAGACACTGCACTGAACACTGTCGCTACGACTGCTACTGCTGCCATGATTAAAACTCCATCTCATAGTGCCGCTCAGCTTCGCGATAGCCGAGCCCGTTCAACATTTCCTGCGGTAGCGGGAAGTTGGTATTTACAATTACCCGGAAGCTCACCACGCCAGCAGCACTGCATATGCTCTGTGCTTCTGCCAGCAACTGCTCAAACATCCCCCGCTTTCTGTAAGCCGGGTGGATGTAGAAACAGTCGGTCTGAGCCATGTATTTTCCTTTGTGGTGCAGCAGTGGGGTGCTCACCACCACCAGATACCCCACCAAGTTACTTTCATCGTCGAAGGCTGCCAGCCCCAGCAGGCACCCCTCACGCTCAATGGCCTTATAGGTGTCCCAGTCCAGCTCCATCGGTAAACCTTTGACGCCAAAGGGCACCTCATCATAATGCTGCTGGGTAAGCTGGGCGCCAATGGCAATCATATCAGTGGTGGTCACACGGACGATAGTCGCGGTCATCTCACTCTCCTTGTAGTTATCTCCACAAGCAGTATATACTTCAGCTCGTAGTCGATACAGTCTCTTGGTCAACCTCAAAGTTTAAGCCCCACACGAAGCGGGGCCTTTTTTTTTTATTTCTTCTTCGCTGCTGCTGCGGCCCGTCTGGTCCTGATGGTTATGGACTCCTCCACATCATCAGGCGCCTTGGCGTTAGGGTCGGTCAAGTCAATGACCGGCGGTGGTGCTGGGAGCTCCTGCTCCGTCTCGTCCCCTCCAACGTCCTGCTCAATCGCCAGGTCCAGCTCATCCTTCACATCAGCCTTCTGGACAATGCCGTTGATGGGCAGGGGGTTGGGCTTACCCCGGTTGGCGATGTACGTAGTCACCGCTCGGGCTGCTGTGGTGGAGTCAGTGTACGCCCCAGCCAGTGCCTCTGGAGTGGGCAGGTATCTGTCCCCTCTCCGGCACCGGATTATCCGCAGGTTACCGGGGCCCGGCTCCAGGTAGAAGTCGTAGTTCTTGGGGTGCTTACCCAGGAACACACAACGTGCTTGGTACTGCGCCGCGTCATCATCAAGGTCTGCCGGGAAATCATCCATGTCGATATTGTCTGCCATAATTCACCTCTCTCGGTTCACTCGCCTTGTCTACCTGCTCGTCCAGTGCCAGCAGGCGGATGTACGTTCTTCTCGCTTCTCTCTCTGCCCTGGCGTTCTGCATCTGCCGGAGTTGGCTGGACGCAGCTGCCTTGGCTTCCTGTACCCACAAGGTGAAGAACTTGGTGGGTATGTTCGGTACCCAAGTAGCATTGCCCGCTGCGGTGGACGTGTCCAGGTTTATCGTCACCCGCATCATCGACCGGCCCGCAGACAACCCCGTTGGGTCCACTACCTCGTCATAGGCATCACACACTATAGCACCGTGTTCGAACTGTGTGTAATAGGTGGGGGGTCTGTCCTTGTAAACGTAGATGGGGACGTTCACCGTCGGCAGGTTCATGGTCACCACGTTTGCGTTGGTGGTGTCCCTCACTCTGACCAGCTCCAGGAACTGCTCGGGGTACAGGTAGGTCAGCTCAGCGTACTCCTGGGTGGTGGCCCCAGTCATATCCTGCCGGTAGCGTACCTGCTCCAGGCTGTCGCAGTCCGTAGGAAGCAGCAGGGTGGTGCGGGAGGTACTACTGCCTGTGGCTGTACCAGTGCGCATCTGGTTCTGCCTCCACGACCACTCACGGCGGTTGGTGATGTCCTCCAACGCTTCCAGGACAATCATCTCGATATCCTCGGCCTCGACGCTCTCCCCAAGGGAGCTAATCTGGTCGGCTGTGATACTCGCCCCCACAGCCTTGACCATCTCCAGTAACGTGTAACGTTTCATTTTGCACCCTCTGCCTTGTCGCGGGCGATGCCCTCTATGCTCCACCCAGCCAAGGCAAAGTCCTTGTCCGGGGATGTGGAAAACCGGAGCTGTAAAGCCCGGCCTGTTCCTCTGAAGCGTGCCCGAGTCACTATCACATCACGGGGGTAGGCTGCGCTGCTGTATCCCGCGTTGGTGTAGGTGGTGGGAGCCAGCTTCGCCATCTCCTGCCCCGGCCCGTACTGGGTGGACCAGTCCCAGGCCACAGACAGTACAACACTCACTGTATCTGAAGGAATCATACAATCACCTGTATCTGTATTCTCAACCCAGTGGAGAAGCCCATGCGTACCAGGCGTTTTATCCCGCGGATGTTGAGGTCATACTCTATGAGGAAGCGGTCACGCTGGTCCCGGCAGTAAAGGCTGCCGTCCCGCAGGTAGACCAGCACTATGTCACTGTTGTTCACCCCCACTGGTCTCTTATCATCGAGCACCACCAGGGGCGTCATTGCTCCAGTGAGCACGACTATCTCGTACTGGGAGTTGACCGCATTGTACCACCAAAACTTGGCCACCCCGTTCTGGGTGAAGGCCAGGCAGGGCTTCATGTTCTGGTCAAAGCTGAAGTCCATCTGGGTTATACCGGCTTCGGAGTACAGCACAAACTGCGGGGTGTTGGGGGCGTCTAGAAGTACAGTACCCGTGGCCAGGTCCAGCTCTGCGTGCCACAACTGGAACATCAAACCACCAGAGGGGTCGGATATACCGACTCCCCCCATCTCCCAGGATTCCAGCCCGTCACTGAGGACTTCCCCTCCCCACAAGTAGGGGGAGGTGGGCCCCGCGTCGATGAACGTGTGTAGTGGGAACATCGTTACACCCTCACATAGGTGACGGTGATTGTAACAGCCAGCGTCTTGGTGTTGTCCTTGGGTATCGCCGGGGAGAAGCTGAGCTTCATCACCCCCATTGATGCGACGAAGTTGTTACTGGAATACACCCAGGCTAGCCGCATCCCAAATATCCCAGTGCCTGTATTGCCAACACCAGTCCCAAGTGTGAATGTGGATGTCACAGTGCCTGCCGCTACGTTCACGACCACCCCCGTCAGGGATATGGCCGAGCCTATAGCCACCTGCGTCCCACTTGGGTTGGTTCCCACAGCCCCCATGCTGAAGGTATTGCCAACAACGTAAGATTCGTTCGGTCCAGTAGCGTTGCCCAATAGCCGCACAGGTGTCATCCCGTATACGTTAAGGTCTGCTGTCACGCCTACGGCGTCCGCCGCCGCCATCAACGTCCATGTGGTTGGTGTCCCGGCCACCGTGATGGACCCCGTGGTGCTCAGTGTCCGGTTGAGGTAGTAACGCAGCTCATAGGTGACAGTTAATTGGTCTATGGCTGTTGCAACGATTACCGCCGGGTTTCCCAGCCCATCCTTTATGAGGCTGCGGCTGGACAGAGAGGCATCAGCAGCCTGCACTTTGTACCCCACCTCTGCCAGGTTGCCTATCACGGCCCCTTGGGCAAAGCTGAACGACATCCTCTGTCCCCGGTATGTACCCACAGCGTCGGTGCCCGATGTGGCAACGGAGGTGTTTGAGGCCCCGTGGTTTAGGGAGACAAGTAATGCCCCCAGGGCGGTGTCAGTCACTGCTGGTGGGGTGTTGGACGTCCCCAGCTGTATCTGCGCCGTCGTGGCGTTGACGTTAGTCAAGTTCATGAACCTGTCCCACCCGAAATTGGTGATTAGGTTCTTTGATGGTGCTTCAAACACAGGCACCCCATTCATTTCAAAGGTGTAATACCCACCTACCCCACACTCCAGACCCTGTATATTCATAGTTTCCTCACACTAAGGTAATCGCCCCGACTGTGGCAGTGCTCAACTTGCCCACAGCCTCAACGTTGGCGTACGCCACAAACACAATCGTAGTTACCAAGTCCAGCCCACCTACTGTGGCCGTGCTCAGCCGCCCCACGGATTCGAAGTTAGCCGAGGTGGTAAAGACTATGGTTGCCACTAAGTCTATACCCCCCACTATCCCGGTGCTCAGCCCCCCTACTGCCTCCACAGTGGCGTAACTGGTGGGTGACAGGACCACCAACAGCTCCATCGCGTTTACCACCCCGGATGACAGCCCACTCACCCCTTCTATAGGTATCTCCAGGGACACTATATCGCTGGGGGTCCCTCTAGTCAGCAGCACTACTGGTTCTGAGTCAATGATGGGATACAGCAAGCTCGTCACTGTCGAGCTAAAGTAACCTCCCACGTAGCGTGAAGGCGTTTACATATTGGGCTGACGCCCTCGCCGCACGCTTGGTGCCTCCCGGACCCAGGCTGTTATAGATATAGGGAAACTCAATATAGCCAGCGGCATCCCTGGGGATGGTCGCTATCCCATACCAGTCTTTAAACGTGGTGGTGGCCATCTCCGTTATCCGTAACCCCGCCCCCAGTTGGGTGGATGACAGGTAGCGGAACCGGCGCTCTGCGTCCACCGGGTCCGTGATGACCTGGCTGGTCTGGTACACAATGGGGTTTCCTGACAGGGTGACTATGCGGTTACCTGTAGTGGTGACCAAGTTACTTATCAGGGTGGCCCCTGCCCCCGAGCTGGTGGTCCCGAACGGCGGGATAGGCAACAGGATGCGGTTGTCCCCATAGGGTACACGGTGCTTCCTCCATCCCCCCTGGCGTAAGTCAAGCACCAGTATGAGGGTGTAGTATTCGCTTTCATCGTTTGTGACGATGGTCCACTCAATCCTACCCTGAGTCGGGTCGGCTGCACCAACTGCATTTATACGAGCCCCCAATGGGATGTTATCGTAGAAGCTCTGGATGGTGGTGAGTGTGATGTTCTCCACGTTGGACGCGCCGCTGGCTGAGTCCACAGCCACGGAGTGAATCCCTGTCTCCCCGAAGAACATGATGGCGTTGCTCATAGCCACAATGGACAGCGGAGCAATGCAGCTCTCTTTGCTGAGCTGGGTCACCCTGAAGTTGTTCCCGGTGAACCCGTCACCAGCACCACCTCCGTCCACTGCCCAGATGCCGGTGGTGGAGAAGATGACCAGCTGGGAGTTCAGCTCAACCATCCGCAGTACAGCGCCCATACCTGGCGCCCGTATCACGCCACCATCAGTATCCACCAGGTCGTTTATCTCCTCAGTGGTGGGGTCTGCCTCTTGGTGACACTTGCCATAGGCCAGCCTGTCCACTGCCAGCTGGCTGAAGAACAGACAGTAGGCGCCGTTGTAATCCCGCCCGGCGTAAACCACCCGACCGTTCAGGTGAGCCACGGCTGATGGGCGTTCGTTGGTATAACGGATGGTGGTCCCCGTGGTTATGGGCCCGCCCTCCTGGCCCAGAGACACCAGGGTGTTGCCTGGGAACAGTGCCTGTAACTGGTTGTACAACTCCTGAGTACTGGCTGACGGAGGCACAGGCGAGTAGGCCGTTGTCATCAAGTTTCCCGTGTTCAGGGCATACGCCTCAGTGATGAACTTACCAGACACTGAGTACCCGCTGCCCGACTCCTGCTTCTCAAGCTCCCACGGGGAGTAGGTGCCGAGGGCCACCGCCTCTGTGGCGGAGGGGGTCTTGCAGGTGTAGAACAGGTCCGACAGCGCGGGGTACACGCCGAGCTTGGTCTTGGTGTAAGCCACCGGGTCTGCTCTGGTAGCCCCCTCACCCTTGGGGGTGGTGGAGCACTGAGCCACATAGGGCCAACCTGCATTACGCAGGTCGAACTCAAACTCGTGCGTCAGGCCAGTAGGCCGGGAGGCGATGGGCATCTTACTGATGGACTCCTGCACCCGTATAGCCACCGTAATCCTGGTCAAGCTGAGCTGCCCCGTTTCGGATATGGACAGGGCCTGCGGCGCACAGCGCGGGTGCGCTATGATGGCATCACCATTGATGCTGGCCACAGAGATGACCGAGGCTGAGCCCTCTACAGCAACCACATCCTGGGGCAAGGTGACCATGCCGACGTAGTAGGCAGACAGGGGGTGCGAGTTACCGTACGCATACACGTCGAAGCCTCGCTGTATGAGCAGCAGGTCATTACCGGCCCTACCCCCGGCATCCTTCCACACGTGCACAGAGATGGCCTGCCCTGTCGGGGCAGTTACAGCCAGCGCCCCTCCAGTCAGTTCCTCAGTGAGCCCGAGACGACGCAGTACATCCCCAGCAGGCTGTATCTCCATGTTGAGGATGTCCACGCACGCCTCTGCGGGCCAGTTGGCTGGGTTGGCCTCCGTAATCCAGGAGCGGATAACGTTGAAGTAATCCCCTCCCCATGCTCCCACTGCCATTATTCATTCCCCCCGAGCACAGCTGTGCTATTCACTGATACCAGCAGTGACGCACTGAAGAAGTCCATGTTTACGCTGGGCGTCACCCATAGCTCCATGTAGCCCTGGGCCATGGAGAACTCGTCCACGAAGAAGCTGTATTCACGAATGAAGCGATTCTCTACCCCACTGCCACGGGCCAGCACCTCAGTGGTGAGGTTGGTGCCTGTAGTTGGTGAAGGGAAGCTGGTCTCCAGGTCAAAGTACCCGTTGGAGGCCCCCATCTTAGCCCTGATGGCTATGCGGATGGTCATCACATCACCGGGGCGGGTGAACAGCAGGCGATTGTTGGTCTGGTCCCACAGGTCATAGCGCCCATCCTTGTAGGCCTCCTGTCCTGCACCCAGGTTGTTGATGGTTATTTTGGTCCTGGTGCCTGATGTCACGGCCAGGGGGGCACCTGATGTGTACTGGGAATCCCGCACAAACTGGTAGCCCGCCGGTCGGATGTTGGTGGTGAGCACACACCACTCAACTCCATCGGTGACCAGTTCTACGGTCTCATACTGGCGCTTGAGGTGGAGCGCCGCCTGCCCATCAATGGTGGCTGCACCTGGAGCCACGACAATCAATTCGCCTGTACCGGCGGACTGACGACGTATCACCACCCTGCGTATCTTGGCCGTACTCGGGGCACCGAGCTCAACGTTGACTACCTGGCCTGTATCTGGGCCGATACTCAGTACCTCTTTGCCCTGAGTCTCCACGAAGATAGTGCTGTTGAGCACCGTGGTGGCGCGGTAGCGCTCCATCAGAACTTCAGCTGTGGTGAGGTTACGCAGCAGGCCAAGCCCCGCAGTTACGCTGGACGGGGTCACGACCTTACCGGCGTCACCTGTGGTGGCTGCCCCTATCTGGGGAGCCTCGTGACACTCACTGGGCGGGAGTGTCTTGTGGACTACATCTACCATGGTCATCTCCTAGCAAAAGAAAAGGGAACCCGAAGGTTCCCCAGAGTATACCAAGTAACTTGTACTTGCGTTAGCCGTTCAACACGCTGAAGCGGTCAATCGGTGCTTGCATCTCAATGCGGAGAGTTGCCTCACCCGCAGTGAACGTACCGGCGGCCACTGCCTTGATGTTGTAGTTGGCGGCCAGGCCATCACCGCCGACCAGCGCACCGGCGCCATTGATGAACTTGTTGGCAACCAGGTTGGCTACAGCCGCCTCAGTAGCAGTCACCAGGCTGTTCGCAGAAACAACCGCACCAGTGGTGACGTTGTAGGTGCCGACAGTCAGAGACGTACCACCCACCCAGGGGGTGAGGATAATCAGCTGAGCCGACAGGACCTTGTGGCCCGCCGGAAGGAAGTTGTACAGCTTATCACCGGTGGTGAAGTCAGCCAGTTGTTGGAAGTTGAAGGTGGTCTCATAGACCGTCTTGCCATCCTCGCCACTGTAAACGGCCAGGGCTTGACGCTCATGCAGACGACGACCGTAGTACGTCGCTGCACGGCGCTTTGCCACACCAGTATTGGCAGAGGAGGTGATGCTTTCACGGGGCATGGTATTGCTCCTTACAGGGCTACGGCGGAATCGGACAGGATGACAACGAGGTTCTCATCACGCACGAGGCCGGTGCCGTAACGGGCACGGGTGTAAACACGGAGTTCGTTGTCGAACTCAAACTTTTCTTGTACACGCATCTGCGGGCGGGACTTCCAGCTGGACACAAACGGCAGCAAGCGGTCGTTGGCCATGGACAGGAAGATGTTCGCCTTACCAGAAGTGGTAGTACGGCCACCGATAGTTTCGTTGGCATCAGCCAGGAAGTTAGTGGTGAACACGTCGAAGCCAAAGATGTTCCGCACGAATTGGAACTCCTTGGCCATGCCGGTTTCAATCAACCCTTCCCAACGGGGGTTGTTGGACACGTTGACGATGTTGGTGGAGTTCTCCAGCCAGTACGCCACAGTGGGGTCCACGAACGCCACACGGCCCATCTCAGGAATCTTGGCCTTGGTGAGGGACAAGTTCGCATAGGAGAAGTCGGTGGGGGACATGGTCTGGTTCGCACCTGTTGCCACACGGCGGTGGGCAAAACCGTTGATGACGTTGGCGTTGTTGGCGCCCAGGAACTGGCGGTTAGCCAGAGCAAACACGTCAGTCTCATAGCGCTCCATGATGGCTTGAGCCTGCTCAGCAGGTACAGAGGCAATCATCTCATTTGCCCAGAACGAGTCTTCCCGCAGAACGGTGGTGAACTTGTTACCGGACACTATGGGCGCGTTCAGGCGAATCGACACCTGGCCAGAGTCCAGGGTATCGAAAGTGATTTCGGCACCTTCCGGCAGGTCACGCACGGTAGGAGTGGAGATGGACGGCATCGTCAGGATGTTGCCATCCGGGAACGGTACGTCCCGTACAAACGGGGTGCCAGTCAGACGCTCGTGCAGAATCTCTTCAAGCTCTGCTTGATAGAGTTCCTGACGAATCAGGGACTGGGTATTGCCAGTGTTGTTACCAGACATGTGATAACTCCTTAACGGTTAAACTCGTTTACTGTGTTGGTGGTCAGCGCCTTGTTGTACGCGGCATGGAGCGTTGCGTACTTCTTCGACGTGGACCAACCTTCTTTCTCAGCCAGTGCAAGGATACCAGAGCGGGTCGTGGCGTTAGCCTCTGCCCCACTGGAACCAGGTTGACGGACCCCTGATTGCAGACTGAAGGACTGACCGGGCTGTTGTGTGTTTCCTGTCATCTTTTCCACCAGTGCTTTCACTGCTGCCGGGTTAGTGGCGGACAGTGATTCCAGGTCCATACCGAGTTCTTTACCCAGTGCGGTGAACATGTCACCAGCCTTGGTTCCAAACTTTTCTTTGAAGTAGCTCTCCACCACACGCTGGTTGTCCTGGCTTTGTCGAGCAGACAGCTCACGTTTGAGGGCCTCTTCTACGAGCTTTTGTACGTCAGGTTGCGTGGCACCCCCAGCACCCTGGTCTTGGGTGTTAGGCTTCTGTGTCGGCTGACCCTGCTGTTTCTGAAGCTCCGCAAGAATCTCCGCTACAGTTTGGCCCTTGCTGGCCTGCTCACGAAGCTTTGCGTTCTCAGCTTCAAGCACTGCCAGATGTGTGTCTGCGTGGGCGTAAGCCTTTGCGAGTTCCTGCGGGGTGGCATACTTCTTGCCTTCCCCTACAAGGCCGTCGAACGCAGCCACCGGGTCAATCTCTTGCGGTTGTTGGGAGTTTTGGTCAAACATTCCAGCCATGATTCTTATCCTTTACCAAGTTACTTGTCAACTATAAGACTCACCAGTTCTTGGTAAGCCTCTTTCTTCGCCTGTAAGGATAGCATAGCTGCTCCAGGGTCCGCCTGTTTTAATACAGCATCCAATCGCATATCCTTTTCGACATCATTAATTTTACTTGTCATCAGGGTTTCCAGCGCACGTAGGACCGGGGCAGAATTGGAAAGGCTCTCCTTCCAGAGAGCCCTCTGTTCTGCATCCATCCCCGCCACCAGCTTACTCAAGCTCGCCAGTTTCTGCGTCATTAGTCACATCCTCTTGGTTCAGGTTCACCTCGTCGGTCTTGTCCTGGGACTTAGCGGTCAGCCGCTGTAGCTGCTGCGCTTCCTGGATTCCGATACCTTGCAAGTATATCCCGTAACCCTTCAGGTCTGCCAACTCCTCTACCGCCTTTGTCAGTCGGATGCCGGAGGTGTGCGGAGCCATCACCGCCCCGAGCGGGGAGCCGACTATGGTCACCAGGTTCTGCAAGGCGTTTGCCTTCTGCGCAAACACCGAAGAACCCCTGGCACGAATCTTGCCCCGGCCCGCGATGTCATCCCGCGTAACGTCCTGGAAGTCAATGGCCCCCAGCTTGTCATCCAGCACACGGATGAGGTCAGTGCCATCCAGATTCCGGCGGCCCTGTTCCAGATAGTCCTGGAGTACCGGACTGAGAATCTCCTTCTCGAACTTCTTGACCTTGTTGCGGAAGGTCTTGTTCTGCCCGGCATCAAGCAGCTGGACCTCAAACTTCGTCTTCTCGCCTGGGGTGCGCTGACCAATGGATTCCTTGGGGTTGCCAGAAAGCTCATCCATCAGGGCCAGGGTAAATTGAATCTGGGTGTCGGCTTGGAGCGCTATGGCAGACTCGACCATCTCGCGGACATCCCCACCCTCCTCTGCGTGATACACACAGTTCGGTGTCCCCTTGACCCCGGTAATAGTGACATCTCCCACCATCACCAGAGGTGGGTTTGCCAGCAAGTCAAACTTGTCGGCACGCAGGTTCTCCAGTTTATCCAGCTTGTACTGGAGCCCAATGATACGAGCCAGTGGGCCCATGGGGGCCAGTGTCCCCTCCCGTGTTTCCCACACGGCGATGTGAACAGCGTGCTTACCAGAAAGGGATTCCACCGGTTTCTTCTCCAGGATGATGGCCCGGTCCAGAACCACGATACGGTGGTTGCTGTACAGCTCGTCCTTCTCCTCGTCGTAGAAGTCCCCGTAGAACGTCAGGATTTCAAACTGGTTACTAAGCACAGTGTTAATCGTATCACCATGACCCGCCCTAACTAGCTGCGCGGTCAGGCGCGTGTTCTTCCCATTGACATCCACTACGTAGGACCGTTGCTCCTGCCGCCGCTTCTTGATGAGCATGAACTGTTCCGGGGACAACATCTCCGGGTTCTCAATGCTCATCTTCTTCAGACTACCCAGGGTGTGCATGGAGCGCACCACCTTGGTGGCTGCCTCAAGCGTCGGCGCCGTGACGTCGTAAACCACATCGTAGGGGTCCAGGCGCTGGCAGCGGGGCCCTGAGTATTGCTGGACAGGGTTGCCCATGCTGTCCTTACCAACTACGTTGACGTGGTAGGTCTCACAGCAGGCGATGCCCCGGTCAGTCCAATCCACCACCAACTGGTTCATCACAGCCTCAAGGTCAGAGTCCTCTGCCTTGGTCTTGGTGTACGCCTTAATCAGGGACACCTTCTCTTCTGACACGGAGTGGCTATCCTCGGCCTGCCACTGAACCCAATCAGTGTTTGGAAAAAGATGCTCATCGTATGAAGTTATGATGTTGTTCCTGACCTGAGCCAGCTTCGGTATGGTGGTGCTGTTCTTGAAGTCCGCTATGGGCTGCACAGTACGGCGGGTGTCAGTGGCGAAGACGTACTTCATCACTTCGTCACATTCGCTTTCCCACTCGTTACGAGCAGATTTCATTGAGGTGTAGATGGCAACAAGCTGGTCCACCAGCTGGGCCTCTTCCCCTATACCGCGCATAAAGGTATTGACGTTATTGGTTATCATCAGCTACTCGCTCCGAATCTGGTGATGTTGACCTTGTGCGTAGGCTTCTTGGACGTGTCCTCATCCCACTCATCCTCCCCTGCCCGCTCGTGCCGGTATGGCCGCTTCAGGCGTGGGTAACTGACCCCACCGGCCACCACGTCTTTGACGTCGTCATGAGCCGGATGGTCCTCTGTGATTTCTGCCTCCAGGGTAGCACACTCACCGCCCCGGTAATGGTACATTCTGTTCTCCTTGTACAGTGGCTTGAGGGCCGCCGCTATCCGTTCCTCTTTGGCGCCGAGCGCCTTAGTTGGGCGGAAGTCCTCTAGCTTGACATGCTGCCCCTCTGCCTCAAACTTCAACCGCAGCTCGTTACACAGAACCACCTGCGCTGCCGTAGCTTCAACCCGGACGTACTTGAACCGCCACTTCTGGTGAAGGGGCCGGAGCACATCGTAGTAGCCCTGCACCATGACCGTCTTGAACCGGACCAGGTCCAGGATGTAGACGTTGCCTTCCCAGTCCATCCCCAGCACGGCGATGGTGGTAAAGTCTGCACGCGCCGCCATGGAGTAGGCGAAGTCGCAGCAGGCTACCACTGACAGCTCCCGGCCCAGGTAGTACCACTTACCGGCCTTGTACTGGAGCTTGGCTGGGCTGTAGTACATGAACATGCCGGAGGATACTTTGTCCCCCTCCGGGTCATTGGGGTTCTGGTAATACTGGGCGTTGTACTGGAGCCGGTCCTTATACTTGGCCCGCTTGACTGCCAGCTCATTAAGGTCAAACCCAAACTTGGCACCATCAGGTCTTACCTGCCGGGGCCACAGAAACTTCCCGTCCACTTCCACCACTCGAATCATGGACGCGTACAGGGGTTTGGTTTCCACCAACACCCCCTGGTCGTCGTAAATGTCGTACTGGGTTTTCATCAAACTGGAGTAGTGGTCGTTACCGTGATACCGGGTGCCCACTACCCACTCCAATCCCCCAGTGGTCAGGATGGACGCAAACTGGGAACACTTCCGCTCCACCGTGGACCTGCCCTCCTTGGTGTAGGCATTCTCTGGGACCACCACGTCATCCTTCACCAGGATTTTGCAGTGCCACCCGGTGGTGACTGTGGTCATACCACAGATGGATACGGTGGGGTCACGCACGCCTTCCTGCCTGCGCAGTGGATGGTCCACAGAAATCTCTGACAGGTTCCACGCAGTGCGCTTGCCCTCTTCCTTGTTGACAAGGGAGGGCCACAGGGTCATATGGATGTCCGACGTGAGGATTGTCTTGATGTCGTCCAGCTGCCGGGACGCCAGCTCGGCTGTGGCTGACACGTACACGATGGTGGTTGCCGGGTTGCGCATGATTTGCCAGCTGCACCACACTGCAATGCAGTGAGACTTCTGATGGTCTCGCGGCAGGAGACACAGCGTGTTCAGGACCCCGGTCTCTTCACACTGCTGCCACCAGTCATACAGCTCGTCGTGGCAGTCTCCATACACCCGGTGAGGTTCTACCGTGTGGGCATAATAGCGAAGGGAGGCCCGACAAGCCTCCCTCACTTCATCCAACCCGTCACTCTTTTCCTTGGCTTCTATCACGTGCTATCTCCCTCTGGTTGGTCTCTATGTTGGAGAGCCGTTCCAGGACCTGCGTTAGCATCACTTCTGCCGGACGCTGGGCCAGGGCCACGTACTTTTCCATTTCCTCTCGTGCTGGTCTTGACGAGCGGATGTGGTTGAGGTCTTGTTGCATAGTTCTCATCTCTTTCCAGAACCAGGCCAGGGGGCCTATCACTGCCCACTGCACCAGGTCAATTAAGCTTATGTCCACCCTTCATTCCCTCTTTCAGTGCTTCCGCCCTTTCCAGGATGGACGCGATGCCAGTGTCAACTGGCTTACCGACCGGATGCTCCGGCGGGCCTGCTGGCCTACCGCGCTTGCCGGGAACTTTGGTATGAGTAACCAGGGCTTTACCAGCCGCATAGTTGCCCTTTGATGCCCCCTCAATCATAGCACCCCGACCGAGAGCCTGGTCTCGGATGGCCATATCTTCTCGCCAGGATTCTACGTGGGGGACGAACCACTTGCACTCGCACAGCTTGCGCCAGTGCTGGAGTGAACCGAGGAGCACCAGGGCGGCCTCATACTCAGTCGCACACTGCATGTAGATTAGGTACATGCTGAGTGTGCCGTTGTGGTCTTTGGTGGATAGGTTGTAAATGGATTTGAGTCCGCGAGCCTCAACGTTACTGGTAAGGCGGTTCTCCCAGAACAGGGCCGCTGTAGCGCGGTCCATGGTCTCCGGTATTGGCATCTCGCCCTTCCGGGTCTTCTTGATGATGCTGTTGATATAGTCTCTTGTGTATTCCATGGCTGAACTCCTTACATCTCCAAATCATCTGGGTGACATTGAACCGTTTATATGCCACCAATAGCGTGCCGGACTGTACCTTACGCGGCCACCCTACTTACCTCAAGGCGCATAAAAGTCCCGGCGTTAACGTTGGTAGTACCCGCAGCGTTGCAGGACCCCCAAAGTTCTACATAGTCTGTACTCCCATTTAAAAAGACGAGTGCCCTAACGGCGGATAGCGTACCAAAGGCATTCCCCTGGAAAACGGAGCCCAGTGCAAACGAAGCTCCATTTTTATACACGTAAGCGAGCGCGGCAGCATTGGCTACTTCCGGGGCGCTAACAACGCCATACACTAAATAATACCCAGCCACCGTGGGGGTGTAGCGCCCTGTACCCGTAGAGTAATATGATGCAGCATCGTAGGTGACAGTGCTCAATGTCAGTTTTTGTGGTGTGTTTGCCACGTAAGTAAAGGTCTGTCCCGTGGCTCGCGCTGCTAGTATCCCGGCTGCCGCAGCAGTTGGGTATCCGCCCCCTCCGCCGGAACCCCCACCAATACCGCTGATATTACTTCCCATGTTACACCTCCAACAATGTTACTAAGAGCGTGCCCGTTAGGGCGCTAGGATTGACACGCACCCTCGCCACAGGGAAGGCAAATGTGAATACATCAGAGACGGTCTGGGCCGTCAGGGAGTCAGGGTGGGTTAACCACGTGGAGCCGTCACAGGTGAACTCCACCGTGTAACTGGCTGTGCCTGTGATGCTTACCTGTAGGGTAGCGTTTATTGGTGAGTCGGCCCCACCCCGCATGTGTATGGGTTGGGCTGGTCCTGTCGCTGCGATAGTCTGCACTTGAGATTTCATTTGATTTGGTCCTTGTAAAACTTCTCGATGAGAAGCTTGACGATGTGCCCCTGGGTGTAGGTGAGGACTTCCTCATTACCTGGGAGTTTCAATCTTGCACCTGCATCATCCCATAACCTGATGGCGCAGTGAAGTGCCTCATGGTAGACCAGCTCGTGGTTCCAGGCGTCTGGCAGGGCCAGGATGTAGTTACCATTCCACTCTGTGAACATCGCCCCACCACTACTGAGGGACTGCTCCCACTCGTGGTGACACTCCGCTACGGTAACCGGATGTTGCCCGCAATGCAGCAGCATGTCACGGAAGTCAGCCAAGCTACTTGGTCTGACGACGAACACCTGCCAATCCATGGGCTGTACTTTGATGACAGCCTTCCACTTTCTCTTGGCCATAATGTCTCCTTGGGCTGATTGCTTTAGCATCAGCATAGCATACTGGGGTATGTAGCATACCGGCTTTCTGTTCGACATAATGGCTGTTAGGCCATTCATGTCAGAACACTAAGGCTTTGTTTCACAAAGTGTATTCCGGGTACTATTCCTTTCTTTCATGGAACATGGTCTATCCATGAATTCTTTTCACTTTACATGAAATTTTTACTATCCCTATAATGCCTTGTCACTTCCTATGACTTCGGCCTCTTGCCAGGGCCGAGTCAAGGACATCCTGAGAGGAACACGAAGGTGAACTTGGCTAGGACATGGGAGGCGGCAGAGGGCAGAGGGAGGGACAGTAGGCAGTATACCTACGGAAGTGGCGGAGCAGCCACTTCCTATATATAGGCAACTTTTTCAAAGTTTTAGCTAAGCACTCCTCCGTCTTCGTGACACTCTCCTCTTGGTCATACCCGGCAACTCTCAGCACATAGGCCCCCTGGATTCTCGCCACCGTTGCACGTATTCGTGAGTTGCGATGCACCTGTCAGACGAGGCCCCCGCTCCCCCCTGCTCCCCCTTCATCTATGTTCCGTGCCATGGACCATAATGTCCCCTCTTCATATATCCATGGTGGGAGGCACACAGAGGGCCGGACACCTCTCAGGACCCGTGGTCCGCTCCCCAACATTGGCCCAACAGTTGCAAGTCACTGAGCCCCCAAGCAATCCATGTGCCACACCCATCCACCAAGCCAGTGGTCTGTCCACGCTGTAGAACTGCCGCAGCCGCATAGCAACAGTCATGCCAGTACACCAAGCAGGGGATGAAATAAAGTTGCTAGAAAACACAGTGGTCCGACCACATGAATCACAAACATGGGTTATGCTTGTATCAACGGTGAGGGAAAGAGATAACAAGCCGGACTACAGATGGTGACCCGCTTAACAGCGATGTGGCTTAGGCCCATAACAAATAGGTCAGACGCCGGAAGTGGTCGGAGTTGTTGAAGCCAGCAGCGTTGACTAAAGTTGATTCATCCAGATGCAGTACGCATCAACGCTCTTTAACAATGTGACCCGTCAGTGAGCCAGATGGCTTGTGTGTTGCTCCCTCGTGGGGCCCATGACACACAGCGCTATCCAGACCAAGCAGCTTGGCGGGAACAATGGATTGCCCCTCTTACACAGGGGGCATAACGTGACCAGAGGGACAGCGGTTAAACTCCGTCTCCCCACACGTAGATAGTGGCATCCCGACTACACAGGGATGGCATACATCAAGCCCGTATAACTGCGGGCTTCATTGTATGTGGCGATAGGCGCCCTTACGTACTGGCTTGCGGTGATAGCAAGCAAACTAAACATGGTGACCATCATGGAAAAATATACAGCCTCTACCCTCAAAACCCGTCTGACCAGCATCGCAGCCGCTAACGATAACAGCCGCCTGCAAGAGGTGTTCGTCAACGTGGTGTACCAGTCACTGGTGATGGGTAATAACCTGCCCGAGCAGGTCAAGGCAGTGCGCGATAGCGCCGCCCCGAGCGCCTTCAAGTCAGGGCTGCTAAAACATCTGCCGCTGGTATGGAACAAGACCAACGAGCAGTATGAATACAAGCGTGAGCGTGCCGAACAACTGCGGACACGCCTTGGGCTTGAGCTGGCAGGGGCCACTCAATGCGCCACTATCGACGACGTCGCGGCCAAGTTGCCGGACCTGTTCGCCAAGAAAGAGACAGTGCCAGCGGAATTCAACGCTGAAGAGTACGCTGTACGTGTCGGCTTGAAGCTGACCAAAGAGGGCTACGATGGCCAGAACATAGGTGACTTGCTGTCCCTGTTACTGGCCCGCCCAGAGTTGCTGAAGGCTGCCACACAAGGCGCAGCCGAGGCCATGTATGCCGCCGATGAAGCGGCCCGTACCGGTGAGGTGAATCATGTTTAATGACCCCGTAGGTTCCATATTGTGCTGGGCAATCTGGCTCGGCCTCTTACTGGCAGGACTAGGTGTCGTGCTGTTCCTCTACTGGCCGGAGTTTGGCAAGAAATGACTAATCGTGAGAAGTACAACGCCGTCGTGCGTTACTTGATGGATGCCTTTGCCAATGGAGAGATTGAGCACTGGCAATTCTGTATCGGCATGACCAAGGCTGCCCATTGCTGGCGCGAGTCTGCCACCAACTAACTTGCTGGGGTGATACCATGCACATTGAAAATGACAAGGGCGTGAACGTCGCCGCCCTTACATGTGGCCTGAATGTAACTGACGACCTCATCAAGGCGTGGGGTCAGGGCGGTGTGGAACTGTACCACGAGCTATCAGACTGGGCCGACATCGTCACGACTGAGGAGGGTATACTGGCCATGCTACTGGAAGAACAGGACGAAGGCTGGCCCGGTGTGTTCGTGTACGAGGTGACCGAGGAGCTGGGCGCCCACCTACGTCCAATCATCATGGCCGATGACGCTGTCACGAAAGAGTACGTGCTGACCAAGACACGCGAGCTGGTGTGCACTTTCTGCCGGTCGGCATCAAACACAGAGCGCATCACCGCTATGTACCTGCGCCTATCCGGTGTGGGGAGGCGGCCATGAAAATCACATGCTCGTTTGAACAGGTGGCCCCGCTATGTGCGGGGCTTGTTCGTTTAGGGGTACTGTGTCGAAACAGTATCGGGACAGTGGACTATCACTCTCACTGGAGGGTATTGATATGAGCGTAGACAAAGTAGCCCATGCATTCGTCGCCGGGGAGAAGGCCTCCTGCCACAACGCCAGCACATTTGGCGGGGCCTACTACCTGCACGGTAACATCATCGCCGAGCACAAGGGCAGCGAGTGGCACCTCCACTGGTGTGGCTGGTACAGCGTAACCACGGCTAACCACATGAACAAGATACTCAAGGCGCTCGGTGCTGCCCTGCGGGTATCCTATGCCCAAGCCCATGACGCTGGCACCACCACTGTGATAGTGGTGGTGTGACATGAAACCCTGCCTGAAGCTGGCCATGCTGCAATCGCTGGCCGACCACCTACCGGTGGAACCACGGGCCGTAATATCCCACATCACCCTGTTCGATGTGCTCATGGTGTGCTCCCGTTCCGAGCGAGGGACATTGGTTCTGGACTGGAACAACCTCTACCATGTGGGGACCCTGCACCTACTACACGACCACCTCCCGCCGGACACATACCGCTGGGTAAGGGGGCATCTGCGCTTTGATGGTGTGCCCCCCGCTGTGGTGGCATCACTGAATCTGTAACACATTGTAAGGACAAAGCTATGGCTGACCATAAGTTTATGCTGGAGATATGGAGTGGGGTGGTAGAGCAGGCTGGTGCCGAAGAGGCCCCTGTCTATGGGGTGTTTGATGAGGAGGCCCAGTGTATGGCCTTCTTCTCAAAGCCGGAAGTGGATGCCACTGTAGCCCGTCATGGGTACGAGGCACACGGTGATGAGTGGGCGGATGCCCTTGTGCATCGCTACCATGAGCTGTATGACAAGAAGTCTGACGCGCTCTATGAACTCGACTACTCCCTCCTCTTGGACCGCACCTTTATCCGTGAGTTAGAGGTGGAGGTAGTCACCCACGAACCAACTGAACAGCGCACACTGCATTGATAGCGGTGGAGCCAAAGGAGATACCAGATGCGTTACTACCTCGCAACAATGATGAACGGGGTTGAGCATAGCCAAGAGGTTACGGCTGTTGAGTTACCCCGTGTGTGCCTTAACCTGTCGGGTGGTGGGCACAACCCCAAGCAAACCATGGCTGCCCTCGTACTCATGAACAGCCTGAAGGACGGCCCCTCCGTGTGTCGTCGGTTCGACAACCGGGGCAGGGAGTGGGTGCTGACCTCCATCATGGAGGCGTCTGACCACGCCGCCCGTAAACGGCGCGGTAGCTGGCGTGCTCCCGAGAATGTAGCGCCAAGCAAGGCTGATGCCCGTGCTACTGGGCTGCGCTTCTACTCCTGTGACCCCTGCACTGTTCACCCTGAGTGTGCAGTAAAGGACATCACCACCAGCCGGTGCCCTGTGTGTGTTTATCAAGAACGCAAGGCCCGCAAACAGGGACAAACATCATGACAAACCAAGCACATGGCGTGGCTGCTACGTCAGGCCACTTAGCCAGCAACGGAGGTATCCGGGGGCATAGTGCCGGGGATGTGTTCCCCTTCATCATCGTGGGTACTGGCGACGACCGATGGCATGTGCAGCTGCCAGATGGCCGCATATTCGGCCACTACCAACAGGCAAGTGATGCCGTGGTGATGGCCACGCATCTCAAGGAAATCAGGGAGCATTTGGATATAGCCCAGATGCCCATTGCAGGGCTCAGTCTGGTGCTCATAGCCAAGCTGCGCGGGGATAACTACATAGCACAGGGGGTGATGTATGCTCCAGTATGATGTAGGTGACAGGGTGGAAGTGGTGCCCAACCACGGTGGTGTGGATGTGGGGGAGACCGGCGTGGTTACTGCCGTTCATCCCGGCGCTGCGGGTGACCGCATCACTGTGTTGCTCGATAGCACCAACCGCTGTGTCCTCATGTATCCGTATGAACTCAAGTTGCTGGTTAATCATAGCGACCAAGATATAGACCAGCGCTTTGACGCCCTCCCACCGGTAGAGGATGAGCCCGTCGACTACTCAGCCATCACCCGGTCCTTCTGTAGGTAGGAGATACCATGCCCAGACATTATCGTGACCAGTACAAGCCATGGTTACCGGGCGCCATGGTTGTGGAGGTTATGCCCCACGACCTGAGCACCCTCAACCTACTGCCTCCCGGCCCCGGCCAGAGGCACCATCCAGAACCATCAATAGCACTGGCTGCCTTCAAGGTGAATCGTATCTTGGCGGCCATGATTGCAGGAGAACAGCCATGAACATCCTTATGCTGAGCGCCTACACACAGGGCATGACCCAGCCTGAGTCAATCGCAGCCAACCAGATGCTGATAGCCCAAGCCAGGTTGCTTGGTCTTGACGCAGCCCCCACCAGGGGTAAGTACAACGGGGAGCAGGAGCAGAGCCTCTTGGTTCGGTTCAAGACCGACCATGAAAAGAACCTATGTTACCGGCTGGCCCGTGCCCACCAACAGCACGCTGTGTACGTCGTAGAAAACGTCACGGTGAGAGGCGGTAAGCTGTCTGGTACTGGTGGGCTGGAGCTACGGGTACCCGGTGAGGTGGCGTACTACGGTATGCATGACGACATCACCATCACCTGCTCTGTCGATGAGCCGGTAGATGATTACACCCTGCTGCCCCCTGAGATGGGCGGCGTTTACATCCAATGCAAGTAATGAGGTGACACATGAACGGAAAGAAAGCCAAGGCTTTGCGCAAGCTGACCAAACAGTATGATGCTGAGTTCCGTCCCGCCGGGTACACCAGCTCAGGTAAGTTGCTGAAGTGGGAACCCAACCTCAAGTGGGTGCCCGGTAGTCTGGAGCCAAAGGTATTCAAGGTGATGCACCCCGGCACCCTGCGCAACAACTCGGGCAGTGAGTGGGCGATATACAATATCGTCAAGGCTCAGCACACAGCACACCACAGCAACCCAGCCGCCGGTGTGTCCTCCTTCTATGTTGCAGATACACGGGTCACCACACGTGGCCTGCTCCGCTACTTCCGCCACTTTGAGTGAGGTGAATCATGGCACAAAAGCACATGCCCCCGGCTCTGTATAAACAGCGCCTCGAAGACGCCCTGGCAATAGTGCGTAAGCACGTTGACCACAAGGCCATCATCAACCCCAATAGCACGGGCATTAAGTACCACTGCTATGATGGGCACACCCGCCAGTGGTTACCCAAGCGGGACGCTGTCACTGGTGAGTTGTTCCTGACCAAGGCCGGGGCAATGATTGACACCCCGCAGTTAGTGCGGGTGCCTAAGTTCATGCCAGCAGCCGCAGCGTTCAAGATGCTGGAAGAGTTGGGGGGTGCAGCATGAAAAAGTATGAGCTTGTCAATCAGCGGGCTGACGGTCTCTGGCAAGTCAGAGCCCTAATAGCCTTTGCTAGGGTAGCCCCTGGGGATTTGGGGGGCTGGGTACAGGGGGAGCATAACCTTATCCAGCAGTGTGATGCCTGGGTCTATGGTGATGCCACGGTATCTGGTAATGCCACGGTATTTGGTAATGCCACGGTATCTGGTGATGCCAAGGTCTATGGTAATGCCTGGGTCTATGGTAATGCCACGGTATCTGGTAATGCCACGGTATCTGGTGATGCCACGGTATCTGGTGATGCCAAGGTCTATGGTAATGCCACGGTCTATGGTAATGCCTGGGTATCTGGTAATGCCACGGTCACGGAGCAATGTGCGCGGACACCCGTCGTAATCACGGGACTAACGTACTGCATTACCATTACCGACCTACATATTAGGGCGGGCTGCCAATGCCACACGCCCGCTGCATGGGCTGTGATGGACGCCGTTACCCTAGCGGAAATGGACGGGGACTTGGCCGTGAAGTTTTACCACGCGCATCCATGGATTTTTAAAGGTAACTGGGGCAAGGAGTAACACATGGCAGGCAGGTATGATGATGAAATCTCCCTGCTCGGTATGGACCTGACGGTGGGTGACCGTAGTGCCCACCTGAAGTGCCCCTCCTGTAACAGTCCCGGTAACTCACTGGTGATATGGGCCGACGCCGATGGCTTGGCCTATAAGTGCTACCGCAACAGCTGTGGGTTACGGGGTAAGGTGGGTGGTGCTGTGCAGTACAGCGGTAAGAAGCTGCGCAAGGTGGCGCCGGGCTGGTCCTACCTGACACCGGAGAAGGTGCCCGAGGACGTGGCCGAGTACCTGTGTGGTCGCTTCTACCTACAGGATGAGGACCTGTATATCAACGGGGTGATGTGGGATGAGGACAGTGAGCGGGTGTTGCTGCCCATCACCGGCCTAGACAGGGGGATGGAGGGGTACATTGCCCGCACCTACCCAGAGGTGCAGCTTAGGCAGCACCGGGCACAACCCAAGGCCAGGGCAATCTTCCGCCCCACCCTTGAGGGGATAAATCCCTCGTGTCTTATGAAACCCTGGGGAGGCGTGGTCAACACGCTTGTGGTGCTGGAGGATTACTGGTCTGCGCTCCGTGTCAACCAGTTCACCCCGGCATGTGCCCTGTCAGGGACCAGTGTTGGCCAAGAGGCAATCCGTGCCATACTCAGGGCCGGTGTCCAGCATCTGGTCTTTGTGCTGGATGCCGATGCCACCAACACTGCCCGCAAGATGGTACGAGAACACGCCCTTATGTTTAAGAGTGTGAGCTTTGTGCCCCTTGCTGGTGACGACCCGAAAGATTTGTCTCCTGCTCAGCTTATGCAGCAGGTGATACAACCGATAAGGAGAATTTATGGAGGAGAAGGTATTAGCGGCGGCGCTGCAATCCCGTAAAGCCTTCGACGTGGTCACCAAACTGGAGGGGGAGAAGACTCTCACCACGCTAGGTAAGCAGGTGTTCAAGGGTATCGCCCGCTACTACAAGGCGGACGATGGGGCCACATGTGCTGACGGCCAGCTGGTGCTGGAGGACATGGGCCGCAGACACCCGGCACACAGGGAGCAATTCACCCGTGTGTTTGAGAACCTACCCAAGGTGAGCCCGGCCAATGTGGTCGAGTTCGTCAAGGCCAACGTGATGGAACACATCTCGCTGGAGATAAGGGCTGCTCTGGACAAGGGTGACTATGAGAAAGCCAGTGAGTTGATGAAGCAATACACCGAGACTGAGACCCTGGGTGTAGAGCAGGCCGGTAGTGGTAAGACCTACCGCATCATGCACCGGGTGAATGCCAACGACTTGATGGCCCCCTTCAAAGAGGGTAGCCAGTTCAAGTTCCTACCTGACCAACTGAATGAGCTGCTGGATGGTGTGCTCCCCGGTGACCACATCCTCATCTATGCCCCGGTGAACGTCGGCAAGTCCTGCCTGTCCTACAACATGGCCTTTGGGTTCTGTCGTCAGGGTAAGCGCGTCCTCTACATCCCCAATGAGGGACCAGAGGAGCGCAACTATATCCGTGGCCTCAACCGCTTCTCTGGGTTGACGCGCAAGCAGATAGAGAGTCACCCGGATGAGGCAGACAAGCGGGCCATGGGCCGTGGCTTCGACAACTTCTACATGGTGCAGCTCTATCCTGGCTCCGTGGATGACATTGTCCGGCTGGTCGAGGAGATTAAACCGGACGTCTGCATCGTTGACCAAGTCATTAACCTGAACATAGGCACCAAGGAACCGAGCAAGACAGAGAAGCTGGAGCAGGTGTGCTATGCCCTGCGCATCCTGTACAACAAGACCAAGGTACTTGGTGTGTCAGTGGCTCAGGCAGATGAGAAGGCAATCAACAAGGCAGTGCTGGAAATCAAGGACGTGTACTACTCCAACGTGGGGGTACAGGCACAGGTTGACATCATGATTGGTATGGGTGCCAGCAAGGACATGCTCGCCACAGGTGAGCGGTGGATACAGGTGTGCAAGAACAAGGCATCCGGTATACACGACGGCTTCCGCATCCGGCTCAACCAACAGCTCAGTAAACTGGAGGACTGATGACACAGACGCGCACACATAAGCTAATGCGCCACACACAACAGGGCTACAAGCCTGTGGGGTGGCTGCTGGTGGATGAGAAAGGCCGAACCATTGTCAGCCTCGACCTACCCGGTTACCCCGCGAAGTTACTGGCGCACCCAATAGTGCCGCCCACTGCTGATGATAACCCCCCGTGGGATGACCAGGCAGGTATAGGCCACGGTCCCCTGTGTCCCTGCCCCACGTGCCAGGAGCGCAAGCGGGCCGCCGCCACAAAACATGAGTACGACATACCCCCGGATGGGTTTGACGATGACCTGAAATTTTAGGAGAACACCATGACCCTGCAAGAGATTTATACCAGAGTGGTTACTCACCTGTTCACACAGAGCAGGGTGAGTCAGCAACCAGTGGACAACATGTTCGAGTGTCAGTACGTGAGCCGTGACGGTACATCCTGCGCTGTAGGCTGCTTAATCCAGCCGCGCTACTACACCAGGAGTGTAGAAGGGTACACCCCAGCGGATACCCCTGTTCAATCAGCTCTACAGAAGTCCGGGGTACTGGACACCGACGAGAGTAACGAGCTGCGCCGCGACAAGATTCGTCTGCTCACTGAGTTGCAGACAATCCACGACGCCTTCTACGCCCGTGCCGACTGGCCCTGGGACAAGACGGTAACCAAGTTGCTCGAACGAGGCAGGCACTTCCATCTGGCCTGGCCACAGGGGGTGCCTCATGCCTAACTATGACTACAAGTGTGGGCAGTGTGACGTGACCTATGTTATCCAGCGCAAGGTGGATGAACGAGACAGCCCGGCCACCTGCACCTGCTGCGGTGCACCCTGCACCCGCATTGTGACTGCACCGAAGGTGCTCCAGTACAACAGCACAACGGGGTTCACTGACCATGAGCGGATTAAATACAGGCTCTGACAAGGTACGGCGAAGCTGCCTCCGTGTGCTCGCCGAGTACAAGGACAAGCTGCCGTGGTTCCTGCAAGACCCTGACCCGAACGTCTACCTGTCAGACAACTACCTGGTGCTGGACTTCGAGACCACGGTTAAGCTGGCCCCGCGTAGTGGGAAGAAGGCCACCCCCTCTGCCTTCCTGAGTGATAACGACACCGTGTGTGTGTCAGCGACCCATGGGCAGTCGGACGATGTCACCTTCTACTTCGGCGGAGTGTTCGACCACTACGACCTCATTCAGAGATGCTATGAGGCTGACTTCGTGGTCATGCACAATGCCAAGTTCGACCTGCAATGGCTGGCCCGAGCCGGGCTGGACTTGCGCAAGGTGCTCGTGGCCGACACCATGCTGGCCGAGATGGTCCTCACTGGCAACCTCAAGTGCGGTAAGAGTGGTGCCCTCAAGCTGGACACCCTGGCCCAGCAGTATCTCCAGTGGGGTAAGCGGGCGTTCATCGCCACGTGCATGGAGAATGGGGTGTGTCCAAGCCTGATGCCGGAGTCGTTGCTCAAACGTCGGGCTGTAGAAGACACCCTGATGACGAAGCAACTGTGGCTCCGTATGCGTGAGAGGCTGGTGAAGGAGCAAGTACTGGGTGTGCTGTTTACGCGCTGTATCTTCACCCCGGTGCTTGCCGAGATAGAGGGGAGGGGTGTGCATCTGGACAAGGAGAGGGTGATTGAGGAGTACACATCCACCCGTGCCGCGTTCGAAGATGTGGAGCGCCGTATCTTGGTGATGACTGAGGGCCGTAATGCCCGGTCACCCGCACAGATGGCGGAGTTCATCTATGATGTGCTCAAGTTCAAGCCGCCCAAAAAGAAGGGGGTCGAGTGGCGACCAACTGGGATAGAGGACATACTCAAACACCTGACACCGAAGACGAAGAAACAGAAGGAGTTCATCGAGCTGAAGCAGCAGTTCAGTAAGCTGGGCTCGGCGCTGAGTAAGAACCTGGACTACTTCTATGCAGTGGTGACCGAGGTTGAGGACTGCACGATGTACGCATCCTTCAACCAGAACATGACGGTGACCCACCGCCTGTCGTCCACTGGTATCTCCACTCAGTTCGCCATGTTCCCCAAGCCGAAGTCAATCCAATTCCAGAACATGCCTCGTGCATACAAGAAGCTCATCTCCTCCCGTAAGCCGGGGTGGTACGTGGTTGAGGCGGACGGTGCACAGATAGAGTTCAGGGTGGCAGCCTTCCTGGGGCAGGACAAGGTGGCCTGTCAAGAAATCATTAACGGCTTTGACGTCCACCGGTACACGGCCCACGTCCTGAACAACGTGAGCCTGGAGGGTGTGACTGATAACCAGCGGACTGATGCGAAGTCGGAGACCTTCAAGCCGCTGTACGGTGGGCAGTATGGCAATGATGCACAGATGGCCTACTACGCAGCGTTCCGCAAGAAGTACACCGGCATCTGCGATTGGCAGAAGAAGAACGAGGGAGCGTGCCTGCGTAACAAGCGCATGAAGCATGTCACCGGGATGCACTTCTACTTCCCTGCCTGCAAGATGTCACGCGGTGAGTACAATGCCGACTGGCCCAGTATCTGCAACTACCCGGTGCAGAACCTGGCCACGGCAGAGATTGTGCCGGTGGCTGCCACTTACCTGTGGCACCTGATGGCAGATATGCAAGCGTTCCTAAGCAACACGGTCCACGACTCAGTGGTCAGTGAGGCCCCGGAAGAGGAGCTGGAACAGCTCTATGAATACAGCAACTGGGCTTTCCTAGATGCTGTCTATGCCTACCTTGAGTTGGTGTATGGTCTAAAGTTCAATGTGCCTCTGGGCCTGGGGTTCGCCGCAGGCACACACTGGGGAGCAAAGGGCAAGGACTGTTACATCGCCGAGCGTAAGGTAATGAGGATGCCACCGTACCAAATGGCGGGCGTTGACTACACAGCACTGGAGACATGAGATGAGTGATGATTTTGTAAGTGGTTTTATCGACGAGTTCTACTGCGCTTCTGGCGCCAAGGGTGACTTCTGGAAACTCACCATCAATGGTGAATCGTATGGCTTCGGCAAGTTCCCGCCCAAGTGTGGCGAGGGCTCCGAGGTGGAGTTCTACATCCGCTGGAATGGAGACTACGCCAATGTGGACCTGGATACCTTTAACATCATCAATGCTGTCGGCAATGGTCCTACTGCTGGGGGTGGTGGTGGCAATAGCCGTGGTGGTGGCCAGCGCGGAGGTGGACAGGGCCGTGGAGGCCAGAGCCAAGGCCGAGGCCAGGGCAGCGGCGGTCGCTCTCAGGGCGGACAACAGGGTGGCGGCTCACGCCAAGGCCAGGGACGCAGTGGTGGGGATGGCGGTGGCCACTCACAAGGCAACTCTCGCCCAGCTCAGGGAGGAAGTGCACGCCCTGCTGCGGGAGGTGGAGCTGGCGCAGGCAAGGATGCCTACTGGGCCGACAAAGAAAAGCGGGACATCATAACGCAGAAGGCCATCCAGTTGCAGGCATCCCGCAACTCGGCTATCGCTGTGCTGGGTGTGCTGCTGACCAATGGCGCCGTGGCTCTCCCGTCTGCCAAGGCCAAGCAGTACGACGCTGTGATGGACCTACTGGCCGAAATCACTGAGCGCTTCCAAGAGGAGACCACTGCCGTGATGAACCCGTCCAAGGGCGGCGGTAAGGCCCAGGGGCGCCAAGCGCAGGAGCAGGACGCCGACGACGGCGATGACTTGCCCGAGTACAACGAGGACGAATAACCCCCTCGTTAAACCCAATAGCCCCGCACTACGCGGGGCTTTTTTATCGGAGGCCCCATGGCACCCAGAAAGAAAGTCGAATCCACGGATGTTACTGTACCGGCCCAGAGCGGTGAGCTGCTCCCGGCCATGGACCTGAGCAAGTCACTTGGTAGCATCACCAATGCTGGCACTGCCCTCATCACACAGATTGTGGATGAGTACGCGACCCTGCCCACTGGTGACAAGTTGACGGCTCTCGCTGCCACCATCAAGGGCAACGAGCAACTGAAGGCGTTCACCAAGCAGTGCTCCTCCCTGCGCACCTCGCTGACCAATGCGCATAAGGATGCCAAGGCCCCGTGGCTGGATGCCACACGGAAGCTGGATGCTCGCCTCAAGGAACTCACTGAGCAGGTCAAGAAGGTGGAGGACCCGGTGAAGGCTGCGTTGCAGGCCGAGTCAGACAAGGCAGCCAAGCTGCTGGCTGACGCCAACAATGCCCGGCTGGCTGAGCTGGAAGCTGAGAACGCTGCGCTCAAGGCCAAGATGGTGCAGGAAAACGTCATGCCCCTGATGGAGGACAAGCAGGTGGTAGTGGTTATCCGGGGCCGTGAATCGTCCAAGGCTGCACGCCTGTTGTTCACTGACGGTGTGTATGACGAACTGAAGACAGACGCACAGGGCACGCCCTACACCCTTGAGGTGGTGCTGCGCCGTAAGGGGGTACAAGATGCCTGAAGCTGTTAAGGAGTTCATGGGCTGTGACGGGCAGCGCAAACACTTCTTCTCGATGGAGAAGGCGCTGGCCTTCATTGTCAAGAAGAAGGCAGAGGAAACCCACCATGTAGTGGTGGATGGGAACAAGCACATTATCACCCCGAAGGAGGAATAACATGGTGACTATCCTGGTACTGCTGGCCCTGCTGGCCCTGGCCGATGCGCTAGTAGATGCGTGGAATCTGCAACAGAGTGTGACCACCGGCGAGGGCTGGGACATATTCAGTGCCCTCATGGAGGGTGAGGCTGACGAGGAGGAGCTGCTGTACTCCTACCGGGTCAGCATCCTGTGGGAGGCAGGCAGCATAGCAGTGCGCTTACTGCTCGCTGTCGCCATCAATGGCTACTTCTACGCCGGAGCTTAACCATGCTGGTAAATCCACACCCCTATCGCAAGGATGGTGAGCCCTACGGCCCACTGAATAATAAGCCATGGCCCAACATGAAATCGGGCAGCCAGCTCACTGGGCTGGTTGACGCAGATATGCTGGTGTATCTGGCGGGCTTTGCCATAGAGCACCGCGACTGCTGGGCTGTGGATGAACAGGGCGCCTCAGTGTTCGAGTGTTCTGGGCGTGACACGATGAACAGGTGGAAAAAGAAGCAGGACCCGGAATTCCTGGCTGCGCTGGAGTTTGACGAGTACCACTGGGTGGAACCGTTCGACAAGGCTGAGTTGATTCTCAGCCAGCGTACCAAGGCTATCCGGGCAGCTGCTCACACCACCAAATTGCGCTGGTATCTGACCAAGGGCAGCACCCTCTGGCGCAACGAGGACGCCAACGTCCAGAAGTACAAGGGCAACCGGGACAATATGACGAAGCCTCTGGCTTATGAGCATATCCGGGAGCACTTGAGGGCCCGGTACAGGGCAAAGGTACTTGCAGGGCTGGAAGCAGATGATGGCGTGGCCTGTCTGGCACGTGAGAATCCGGGGGAGTTCATCATCATCTCGCCCGATAAAGACCTGCGCACTATCGCCGGGCTGCAACTGAACCCAGACAAGCGTCACATAGGGGATGGTATAGTGTTTGTGTCAGAGCTCGTAGCCTGCCGCAATCTCTATATTCAGATGCTGATGGGAGACAAGGCCGACAACATCAAGGGGTTGTCCGGTACGGTGGGCAAACCAGGGTGGGGACCAGTCAAATCAACAGCGGCAATCTCGCAGTTTATCACCGAGGGTGACATGGCGGATTTTGTTGCAGAACAATACAGACTGGCCTACCCTCAAGGCACCATCGGGCTCAACGGAGAGCACATGATGTGGTGGGAAATCCTGGAGGAGACAGCAAACCTGCTGTTCCTTCGTCGCTATCGTGAAACACGGTTCAAATGGGAGCCATAATATGTTTGAGATTGTTGATATCCTGGTGCTGGCCACCAACGTAGTCGGTGTTGCTTCTGCTGTCGCGGCCCTCGTGCCGAAAGCGGAGAAGTTGGGCGTAGTGCTGAGTCAGGTACGTAAGGTGCTGGACTTGCTGGCGCTGAACGTGGGTAACGCCAAGAACGCCAAGTAACTTTGGCTTCTTCGTAGACACAGACCCCGCTTCGGCGGGGTTTTTTATTCCCGAGAAGTGGAGGAAGCCATGATTGAAGTAATCATCCTTGACAAGGACTTATACACCGAGAGCGAGATAGCGCCCAAGACCTTGGGGTCTGCCGGTCTCGACCTCAAGCTCACCCGTGACGCGCAGTCGTCGCTCGCGTTATACACTGCCGGGCATCCGTACCCGTGCCAGGACCTCATACCCACCGGCCTGAAGGTACGGGTGCCAACCAACATGGTGGGGCTCATCGTCCCCCGGTCATCCTCCGGTCATAAGGACGGCTTCCGTTTGGGGAACACCCTCGGTGTCATCGACTCCGACTACCGGGGAGAGCTGCATATCTCCATCGGTTCTGGGGACTACTCCAAGATGAAGCGTGGCTACGTCTGTGCCCAGCTCATCCTGGTGCCTTACTCCAGCTTCTACGGGGCTAAGGTGGTGGATGAGTTCAGCGACACCACAGCTCGTGGTGCTGGTGGATTCGGCAGCACAGACCTGCCTGCTACCACTCGCGGTGTGCTGGGGGAGGCCAAGCACGAGGCTGGATGCCAGCAGATTGACGAGCGCAACAACGACGAGGGTGTGTGATGAACATAAAAAAAGCAACTGCTGTGTGCCAGAAGTTGTACGCCGTGCTCGGCCCATTAGGGTTCTATCCCGCCCTCACTGGTGGTTGCCTCTACAAAGAGGGTGAGCGGAAAGATGCCGACATCGTCATATACCGCAATCGCCAGCTTCACCTGAGCTTTGAGTTGCGTGACCTGGAGCCCGTGCTAGCCCTGGCCGGATTCACCGACTTTAAGCATTTTGGGTTTGTAACCAAGGTCATGTACAACGGTATGGCCATCGACCTGTTCAACCCCGAGACAGAGGCGGATGACGAGTATGAGCAAGACCCAGATTAAATCCTGGAGTACCTGCCCCGCCTGTGATGATGGCCCTGTGTTCCTGTACAAGGATGGGCTCTGCGGCCACTGCACCGCAGTGACACCGCAGGAGCACCACTCACCGGAGCAGGGCTACACCCGCCGGGACAAGAAGAAAGCCCCCAGTTACCCATCCCCAACCAAGGGACGCACCAATGGGTAAGCCCTGGGACGATGCACCGGATGTGTGGAAGGATGAGAAGGCGTTCTGCCAATGGCTGCGTAGCCAGAGTAGACGCATGTGGTCCCGCCACCCCATCAAGAACAACTACGTCCGTGAACGGGTGGTCCCCATCGACAAGGTGCCGGTGGGTGAACTCCCGGACAAGCTGTCCAAGCAGACTAAAGCCCTGTGCAAGTGCGAGATGTGTGGCCTGTATTTCCCTCGCAGCAAGATGGAGGTGGACCACATCGTACAAGCGGGCAGCTTCCTGTCTGTGGATGATTGGCAGGGTTTTTTACAGCGTCTGATGGTGGTTGGCTTCAGCGACATCCGGCTGCTGTGCAAGGACAACTGCCACGCCAAGGTCACCCTCAGTCAGCGCTATCACTGCTCCATTGAGGAAGCAGAGGTCAGACAGAAGGTGGTGGTGTTCAAGAAGATGGCAGTGGTCAGACAGAGGGAATGGCTGACACTGCTGGACTTACCTGTCGGTACTACGGCCAAGGCCCGTGCTGATACCTACCTCAATTACCTACTCAAGGAACTGAACAATGGCAAGTGAACAGGAATTTACCAAAGCTGACGTGCTCAGCCTATCTGTAGCCTTCGTGCTGCTCGGGGCGCTGCTCGTTTGGGTTACCCATGACAAGGCGTTCGCCGACGGCGTTAAGTCGGTCAAGCAGGTTGACCCGGCCCCACTGGTGGCCAAGGCCGCCGAGGAGGCCCGCTACGCCGGGCGCCAGGAGGGTTACGATATGGGTGTGACACACACCGTCAAAGCGGCGCTGGAATACATACAGGACAGCTGCACCAACAAGGGGGAAATCACCGCTGGTGGTGTCACCTACATGTGCCTCCCAAGACAGGAGATGTAACCATGACCAAACCATTGTCGATGACCGCATTCTATGAGCAGCACAAGGGTGAGGAGATGAGCAAGTCCACGGGCTTCTCCATCGTCCCGTCCCTGCTCGACCCGTACCATATCCCGAACATCCGGGAGAAGCTGGACGAGGAACACATCCAGTATTTCAAGCAAGCTTTCCTGGCCGGTGAGCCTGTGGAGCCCATCGTGGTGCTCAACGCCCCGCTGGAGACCGGGTTACTGGCTGTGGTGGAAGGCCGCCACCGCACTCATGGTGCCCTGCTGGCTGCCAAGGAGATGCCTGGCCTGAAAGTTGAGGTGCGGCTACTCAGTCTGCGCGATGCGTATGACCGCTACAGCTTCATGCTGAAGTCTGACCGCCGCAAGGAGTTCACCTACCTGGAGCGCTCACTCGCTGTGTCCGCCATGAAGGCCATGGATGCAGAGCTGACCAATCAGGACCTGGCTGATGAGCAGCACTGCTCCAAGACGGCCATCGAGAACTACCTGCTGTGCGCCATGGCTCTGCCTGTCACCCATGACCTCATCCGGGAAGGCCGTATCACCGGCACCCAGGTGACGGAGTACGTCCGCAAGTTCGGTGCCGAAGAGGCCCACGAGCAAATCATGGCTGACCTAGGGCGCATGGAGCGCAAAGGCACCACCAGTAAGAAGGCCCCCGGTGTGTCGAAGTTCAGCCACGCCAAATGCCTCACTGCCATGGAAATCCTGCTCAACGTCGCCTACGACGCCAAGCAACTTGCCAAGGACAATGGTGAGGTGAGTCTTAAACTGGGTATCGAAGATGCCAAGGACCTCATCTCCATCATTGATGAGTACCAGGACCACTGTGGTTTGGAGGAATAATGGCCAGTCCCCTTACATTGAGGGTGGCTGAGTGGATTATGGGGCGCCAGCGGGGCGCCTCGATTCTTGAGGTGATGAAGGAGTTCCAACTCACCGAGGAACGGGCCACTCAGGTAATGCTCCGTATCCGGGGCAACCCCAAAAGATACACATCCCGGTGGACTGGGCACCCAGGTCCCCTCGGGAAGGGGGAACTACCCCCACGCCTGTTCGTCACCGGCATTATCCGTAGCGTGCAGGGTGCTGGCTTGGGCCGCCCCAACCAGCCATTCCGTGCCACCCCTGTGGCAGGTAGTAATTTACCCATCCTGGAGTTCAACTCAGGACTGGAGATGGGAGCGGCAGGGTATGCCCGCTGCTCAGTGTGGCGTGCTATTGCCGCCGGACGCCCTTATGCAGGGTACATATGGGAACGCATCAAAGGAGACACCCATGATTGAAGTTATTCCTGGCCTGTATGTAGGCAGCCAGAACGATTACGACGCAGCTAAAGCCAACACCAAGATGAAAGTCATCAGCGCCGCGAAGGAACCCTGGCACCGTCAAGCCCTGGGCTACACCGGGCGTGGAGCACCGAAGGAAGACCCCGAGTACCTGGTCGCCTACCGCCCACGCCACGTTATCCTCAACCTCGTTGACCCCAACGATGCAAAGTGGATACCCCGCGAAGTGATTGATGCTGCTATCGACGAGATTGGTGGGGGTCTGGACGATGGCCTGGATGTGCTGGTGCACTGCAACCAGGGCGAGAGCCGGGCACCAAGCATTGCCCTGCTGTACCTGCTCACAGACAGCCTCACCAATGGCCCCTTCCTGGATTGTGAGAACGGAGATGAGGTGATAGATGTCTTCCGTACGGACTACTACCCAGACTACAACCCGAGCGAAGGATTCACCCAATTCGTCCGGGACAACTGGGCCAGCTACCTGACAGGTAAGGAGTGAGTGATGATTGATTGGAACAAGGCCCCGGAAGGCACCACACATTACTGCGGCACTCTCTGGTACAAGCAGGCGCCGGAGGGCCTGTTCTACTGGAGCACCACAGGTGACGACTGGCAGAATTCTGGCGCTGATGACCCCAGTTACCTAAAAGGTGCCGAGGCTCGTCCTGCTCCTGTAGAACAGCAGGTAGCGTATCAAACAGCAGCGGGCTACTGCTCCATGGCCATGGGTCATATGGTTGACCGTGCCGCTACCTACGACGCACCAGCAGGTGAGCGTAGCATGGCCAAGACTGTGACAGCCTTCAACTCCCTGACAGGGCATTCCCTGACAGAGGAGCAGGGCTGGCTGTTCATGGAAGTGCTGAAGCTGGCACGTAGCCAGCAGGGGCAGTTCAGGCGTGACAACTACGAAGATGCTGTGGCCTATGCAGCTCTGCGTGGGGAAGCTGCCGAGAAGGAGAGACGGGATGACTAAGCGTGAGCACCCATGGATTGTGGGGATGGCCACACTGCTGGCTATGGTGAGCAACTCAACAGTGGTGGGGTTCGAGAAGTCGGCAGTGCACGACGGCCTCACCCTGCGTATACCGAGCGGCACACAGGCCGGGGAACAGGAATACATCACGGGCAGTGAGCTGTTCAACAACTACAAACACTACTGTCTGGATTACCAAGGAGAGCGCAATGCATGAACCCTTAATTACCGAATCGTTGCCGGAGCCGGAACTCACCCAGCGGTTCAACGAACTGGTGGCAGAGGTAGCCGCTTTGAAGGGCCAGCTGGCCTTTGCCCAGACGCTGGTGGCTGAGAGCAACGACCAGCGGGATGCAGCTGTGGCCGCCGCCAAGGCATTTGGTGAAGACATCCAGGCCATGAAGCGGGATGCCCGGCATGTGCGCTACGAGGCGCAGGTGGGGGCGATGGCTGCTGTACGCATCCTGCGTGCCCTGGCTGCCGGGGTGGATGACCTGGACCTCCGTGACCTGGCCAAACAGTTGGAGCACATCGCCCGGATATGCGATGAGCAGGGGAACGGGGCAGATGCCAAGCTGTGTGGCGAAGCTGCCTCCGGTCTGAGCATTGCTGCCCGTGCCGTCGAAGACTGGCAGGCCATATGACCATCAACAACTGGGTGTTCAACCTGGCCATCATCGGGATGTTCGCCCTGGCTATCTTTGGCAGTTAAGGAGTACTTATGTTCATGAGAAAGGATTACCTGGGGTACAACGGGTGCATCTACAAGCGCGTTGGTGTAACGCTGTACCGCCGCCTGGAGCTGTACCTGCCTGCTGACACCGGCACATACAACGAACCTCTGGAGGATACGTTCCACCGGTATGTGGAGCGGATGGACGCCGGAACACTCACCCCCAGCTATGCGGATGGGCTGCACTACCAGCTGCTGCCTCAATCTGACAGGCTCACCCCGTGCAAGAAGGAGAAGGTATGACCGGTGTCGTGCATTACCGATATCACACCAGCTACGATGGCTTCGGGATAATGGTGCTGGAGGAGCGGTGGGTGGCAGTGAAGGAGACAGCGCAGGGCTACTGGATTGTGCCCGAGCATGTAGCCCGTCTACCCCTGGATATGCAGCATATTGACAAGAAGTTCGTGCTCAAGCAGAGCCGTATCCGCTTTGCCTACCCAGACCGGCAACAAGCCTGGAACAGCTTCTGCATCCGTCGCCACGCGTACGAGAGGCTCCTAGCTTGGCGGGCAAAGTGCAACGCCGCACTGGTTGCTGTGTTGCCCGACGAGGTGCCAGACCGGGAAGGGTACATCGGTGAGGGCTGCTTGCGTTATGACAGCCCCAAGGTGTTTATGGCGCAGCCTCCTGATGAGCAGATAGCGCTGCACTTTAACATCCCCTTGGCTCACCTAACCAACCTTGACGACTTACTGTAAGGGGGCTTAATGGACATTACTGACGTGCTTGTGGTCACTGTCGTGGCCCTGCTTATTCTCATCCTGATGTAGCAATGAGAATCGTCTATGAGGAACAAGACACAGTGGAATTCCGGGGGATGTACTGGACTGTGCTGGCCATCACGGGCTATAACACTGTGTACCTGAGAAACACTGCTGGCGTCACTGTGGACGATGTCCCCATAGACCAGCTCAAACCAACGCCAGGCTGCATAGCCACCGCTGTTTACAGCGTTGAGCGTAGCTACTAAGGAGATAGTCATGGCAAAACCAGGCCCCAAGCCCGGATGGGTTAAAGAACTGCGACGGGACAAGGAGTTTGCCGAGGGGCGGGCACGCTACCTGGCCGCTGAGTTGTGTGACACTGAGAACGACTACGAAGAAGCAATGACGCGGCTGCTAAACTTCAACACCCTACCGCTGCACAAGAAGCTGTGGTTCATAATCACCGGTGGTGTGGTGTAGCCAGTAAAACAAAGGCCCCTCACGGGGCCGTTTAATTTATGCTAGCTTCTGGAACCGCTGACGGTAGATGTCAGTGTGCTGCCGGGAGCTTGCTCTCTTCCACCCAGTCCCACCATGCCAGCGGGATGCTGCTTCGAGCGCATCACCGCCTGTCTCTTCCAGCTGGGCCACCAGCATCTTATGGGCAACGCTCTCATAAGCTATCTGGAAATCTGAATCCCCACCCAAGCCATAATCCCCGCCGTAGTCGAACGCTGACAGGAACGCATCCACGGAGTCAAAGCCATACTGCTTGGCCCATGCTGCACCCTGTGCCTGCTTAGCCCCACCCCGGCTATACGTAGCCCGGTCCTTCCCACCCACAGCCAGGGCAATCTGCTGGCGCTTGGCCAAGTCCTGCATCAACGCCTGCTCCTCCGGGGTGAACTTGTCAGGGCTGGCCTTGAGGGTGGACTGTATCAACCCCTTGGTAATCTGGTACGGACCATACGCAGAGGAACCCGTGCCCTTGGCCTTGGTACGGATGAAGGGGTTCTGCAAACCCCCAGTCTCCAGCTGACGAATCTTGTCCACGAACTGCTTCTGCTGCTGGTTCAATTTCATAAAGTTCACCTCTGCTGATTGCTCCCCCTCACCGATGGTGAAGGCTCCCTCCAACTCGGACAGGTCGGCTGTCTCGAACAACCGGCCCATCTCCACTGCCGGTGCCCCGGCTTCTACATCGCTGGCTCCCAGGTTATCCAGGAAGCCAAGCACCTCTTCGTCTGTGGAGTCGCTAGGCATCTCGTACTCCACCCCGCCGTATGTCACTCTCATAATAGGCTCCCTATCACTCCTCAAACTTCAGCTTACCGTCCGGTCCGCGTACAGCCTTGCGGGTCTTCACAGCCTCAGCCTGCATCTCCACCTTACGGGTGTTCAGGTCGGCAACCAGTTGACCTGCCCCAGCGAATATGCTGGTAGGCATGACGCCGGTGGACTGGTACTTGGCGGCGTAGTCCGTCAGGTTGTTCATCTTCTTCACCCAGGAGTTGTACTTGGCACTCAGGCCCGTGTCATCCCGTGCACTGAGCTGGCTACCAGCCTGTATAACGTTGCCCTGCACCACTACACCACCAGCCGGTACAGCGCCCTGCTGGGCCAGGCTGTCGTACTCCATCTGGAGACGGGACAGCTCGCTCTGGTACATGTTGATGATGGCTGGGTGGGCCTCCTTCACAGCGGACAGGTTGGACACCAGCTTGTTCTGCTTCAGGTTCAGGATGGACACTGTATCTCCACCTGACTGTCTCACCCACTCAATGAGCGGCACTGCATCTGTACCCTTGAGCCCCTTCTGCTCCAGCAGGGCGGCACCAGTGGTGACATCAGCCACCCGGTCCTGGTCTGACGTGGCCGGGGTCTTCTCCGTGTACCGACCCAGGGCTTGCCGGGTAGCGGCCAGCTGGTCGGCCAGGTTCCACAGGCCAGCACCACCTTGACCACTCTTCTTGAACAGGCGCTGAGCTGCCGGGTTGTCCTTGTAGCGGTTGATGGCATTCATCAGGGCTATGCCACCTTCGGAACCAGCCACTGCGAAGATGGGGCCGACGTGCTCCAGGGCGTACACATCGTTCTTGGCAATCTCCTGTATCACCTTGTTGTTGTTGGTGAGGTAGGTGAGGGCCGAGGTGTTATCCGCCAGGGACATCAGGCTGGACATCTGGTCATCCAGCACCTTCAGGTTGGCGTTCATCACACCGATGTCAGTACCAGTGGGCATGTTGGCAATCAGACGCTGACGCTCCTGGTTGTAGGCACCGGTGATGAGAGCCTTGATTTGTTGCGGGTCCTGCACACCGCCGCTGGCCAGTTGCTCACGCATGTGTGCCATGAACTGCATGGCCAGGTCCCCGGAGGAGAGCTGTACATCGCGTGCTGCGACGTTAGCGTCGTACTCGTTGGCCAACTTGCGGTTGGTCATCTGCTGTTTCTCCAGCGCACCGCGTGCTGTCTGGATTTGCAGACCCTGCCATTCCTCGACAGAGATACCCAGCTTGGCTGCTTCCTGCTTGGCCTGCTCCACGCCCTTCTGCTCAGCTGTGAGGCCAGCTTTACCTGGTGCTGACAGCAGCTCGTTCACCATGCGTTGCTGCGGGCTAAAGCCCAGCAGGTCACGGGCCACCTGGTTCAGCTCCGGTGCCCACTCCGGGGCAGCTGTCACAGCCTCGTTGATGACTACGTTCATGCGCTCAATGGCGAAGTTAAGGGGCAGCTTGCCTTGTATGCTGGCGTTGGCCAGCTTCTGGAGTTCCCGGATGGCTGCTTTGTTGGCAGGGTTTACCATCCCCTCCTCGGTGAACAGCTCGGTCTGTACGTTGGGGAACCGGGCAGCCTTGAGGGCTGATGTGATGGAGGTGAGGTTGCCCTTCAGCTCATCCTGGGCTTTCTGCTTCTCTACCTGCTCTATCACAGGAGCCACCTGGCCAAGTAGGTTGGCGGCGTCACTGATAAGGCTGGAGCGTGGTACTACGGATGAACCCCCGCTCTGCTGAGCGGAGGCTACTTCACGTGCGCTGTTGGGGTCTACTGAAAAGGGACCGGCCATCTGTTATTCCTCTTGCATGATTGCGGTGAAGGGTCGGGTGACGGCTTGCTCGGCTACACCGAAGCCCAAGCCCATGTCAATCCTGGCGTCGTCACTCATTCTACTCACGACTACACGTTTCAGCCAGTCGTTGATTGCCTTCTCCTGTGCTGATTTAGGTGTCTCCCACAGACGTTTATCCACCTCGTCACGTACAGCCTGGCGTATCTCCTCATTGTCGATAGCCTCGTCCATCACCTGGATGGCTTTGTCCATGGCCTCAACTTTGTCTGGGTCCATCCTGTGTTCGAAGATAGCCTTGTGCATCAGCTTCACCCGGACGTCCGCTGCTTCCAGCACCATCTGGTCGAACTTGCGGTTGGCTGCCTGCACCATACGGGTGGTTGTCTCGATGCTGGGACGGAACCCGAAGGCTACCCCCATCTCGGTGCCGAAGTCGTACTGGCGCTCGTCTACAGTGTTACGACGGCGGTCCAGAATCTTGCTCATGTTGTGCATCAGGTAGGACTTGATGAGGTTGTTCCCCGTTGAGGTTACCCCGCCAATCTCCCGGATGGCGAAGATAATGTCCTCACCGCTCAGCTCATATCCCTCTGCCTTGCTGCCCAGGTACAGGATACGCAGCTCTCTGGCTGCATCCATGACACGGGAGCCTGTGGTACCCCCGGCCGGACCCAGGGCTGCATAGATGAGCGGGTCATCCGCAGTCATCACCCCACGCAGGAACTCTGTGAGTTGGTTACCCAGGGCCACACGCTGCGCTATGTCCAGCTGCTGTGTCGGGTCATCCCCCAGGCCCAGCATGTTGTTCACTGTCCAGCCTACGAAGCCTTGGTTGATGGCCAGAGCCTGTTGGTTGGATGTCTCCACGTTGTCTGTCAGGTTCAGGATGCCGTTCACTGCCATGTTGCCCAGCGGGACACCGGCAGCCCCAAACAGGAACATCTGCCCACCGAAGATTCTCATCTTCTGGCCAGCTGTGAACCCGGACACCTCTGACCGGCCAGACAGTTGATGTGGGGCCAGCAGCTCCACTGTCTTGGTGGTCACCTGGAGGAACTGGGTGGCCATACCGGCAATCTGGCGGATGGCGTTGGTGCCATTACCGCCTTGCCACCATGCGCGGTTGGCCGCGTTCAGTTCTAGCATGTCCTTGTTGGCCTCCTTGGTGATGGCGATGATGGCTTTGTCATCGACCAGCGCCTTGGGGTTGGCCTGGCGCCATGCAGCGAACTCCTTGATGAAGGAGTAACGCCGGTTGAACAACTCCCCTGCGCGGTAGAACAGCAGGGAGGCTGTGTCGGCCTTGCGCAGCATGGACATAGAAGCCCCCAGACCATCCACGGACAGGCGAGACGTGTCGGCGTTGTTCAGGGCTGACTCGTACAGGCCAGTGCGACGGAACGCCTGATAGGCTTCCGCCACCCGTGGGTCCAGCCCCTGCTTGCTGACGAAGGTGTTCATCACTTTGCCTAGGGC